ACCAAGGTTTGTGCGAGCGTCTGCGGCATTCGTTGCGCCGGTACCACCTTGATTAACCGGCAAAGCTCCGTTGCTCCCCTTCTGCAGTAATTTCCCAAGAGCCGGGATTGATAAACTGGTGCCATTGATCGTAACGGTAATGTTCTGGTTGGCTGAGGTTGTGGCGAACGTCTCCCACGCACCAATATTCTCGTCATACTCCTTGATAAGCTGCGACATGGCCAGCGCCAGCCCATCAACCGAGATATTGTCTGATACCAGAATGCCGTACTTCTGGCCGCTCAGCGCCGGTGATGCAGCAGGCGTTACCGTCATTGACGTGGCGCTATTCACGGATGAAATCTGGAACATCTGAACCGGGTTAGACATGACAATAATCGTCTGGCCAGCGCGAACCTGGCTGGCCGGTGCAGTCCAGTTTGTACCGGATCCGGTTGCGGTATTTCCGTTAATAGAGATAGTTCCTGTGTTATAAAGCATATTTTCTCCAGGCAATAAAAAACCCCGCCGAGGCGAGGTTTGCATTGAAAGTCATGAGTTATTTACATGTCGTGCTTGTGAATGTGTTCGCACTTACCCAGCGCCAGTTAAAGGGATATCCGGCCCGGTATTGCGTCTGGTTGTTTTGCTTTCGAACGGCGTAAATCATAACGGTATTCTCATGGCCACCCATATATGCCGTGCCGCTGCAAATCGGTTCCTGTTTCTCAAGTACACCAGCGCAACCTGAAAGCATGGCAGCGCAAGCCATACCGATAAGAAGCTTAATCATTTTGATGATATCCAGAGGTATTCATGAACTTAGACAATACCAACATGAAAGAGGTGGGTATAATTGATTTGATAGATCAATTATCAGTTATTGATCGCCCAAAACGATCAATCAGTCATAGGCCGCTGTATTTATCGCGGTTAAGGAAATTCCAGTATTCGTTACCCCTACCGGAGAGCCTGTGCCAGTGGAGGTCCCCCCTGCGTTTATCCTCGTATTGGCCCCGTCAAACCTGCACGCCGAATAAGCATTAATGGTGTAGATTGTCGGAGGCTGGGTTGAGTTATTCACAACGATGCTTTGGCCAAGCTGTGCAGGTGCAACAGCCCATGGCCCGCTAAGTGTCTGATCGATATTTATCCCTCCGTTTGCGCCAGGCGTTCCAATTGTCTGTAGGTCGGACAACACCCGGGACTCATTAGTGAGCACCAGCTTTCCTGCCGCATCCCAGATGGCCATCCCCCATTTCGGTAACGTCTGGGGAAATATGGCAAATATATATGCGGTTAACGTGAAGCTCTTGTTATAGGGATTAACCCCCGCGACATATACATTTCCTCCGTTCCGGTAAGATATTACTGGCGTGGGCTGGGCGGTATTTGTGGTCCTGATAAATACCATCACAGGGTAGTCAGCATTTAATGCAATATTCTGAGCAACCTGCTGCGAACTGCCATTAGCAGAGGAGTTGAAAGTGTACTTGCCGTAAAGACAAAAAGGCGTTGACTGGGGCGTTACAAATGGGTTCCCGTTGTCCATTAATATCATCGCGCCAAATTCGGCCATTATGCTTTCTCCATGAAAACGACCACTTCACACTTTGAGGCCGGATAATTACCCAGACCTACAGAAGATGCAGCGCTTACGGTTATTGTGCTCCCTGACGCGACAATGCGCCGCCCTACGCTGTTACCTCCTTCATCAAGTGAAAGAACAAAACCAACTTTCATTCCTGAGGGCACCGTAAAAGACCAGCTGCCGGAGGTTTGCCCGGCAGCCAGCTGTATTCGCCCAACGACGGAAACGGGTTTGATGCCATAGTTGTTGGGTTTTCCTGAAGCATCCCAGGTCTGTATTCCATAAGCCATTTCAGAATACTCCCGTTAATCGGCCAACCTGCACCCTAAGAACATTACTGCCATCTTTGACGCTGATCGTCTGATTTGTCAGTTTCATGGCTCCCTCACCAGCAGTCGAACCGTAGTTCTCAAACGTCCCCCCTTTATCAAGCTTCCAGCCAGCAGAACCAGCAACATAATTGTTCGACTGGATAAAATTACCAATCTTTGCGTTGCTGATAGTGCCGTCCTGGATGAAACTGGCCCGGATGAATGTCTGCCCGTTCTGGATCACAAACGGCAAAGCCACGCTGTTACCTGCTGCCGTGGTGACGGCGAAGCGGTCAGCCAGGAAGATGACCTGTGACTGCATGCCGGACGGCGTATTCTCCACGCCGATCCCCATCCCTGCGGCGTAATACTGACCATTGCTGGAGACACCAACCTTGATGCTGTACATCGCCTTCAGATCACCGTTAACGTTCGCTATGGCCTGAGCGTTAGTGGTAATGGCTGATGTGTGTCCGTTGACGGTCGCTGTGATCCCGTTTATCTGCGTGGCCGTGGCCTGCTGGTAATCGGAGAACGTCTGGTTCAGGCTGTTGATAGATGCCTTGTTGCCGTTCACGTTAGTCTGCAAACTCAGCAGCGAACGCGCCGTTGCCTCTTTCTCGTTGACGATCACCTCATCAATGCGGTCCAGCTGCGCGCTGTTACCGGCGACGGATGCAGACAGCGTTTTGCGCGCCGCCACCTGCGCCAGGTTGCCCTGAATAATCGCGATGGCAGAGTTCTTCACTCCTCCCGTCATACCGTCCACAGACACGCTGATGTTATCGATGCGCTGGCCCAGCGCGGTATCAGCCGTCGCCACTGTCTGCTCAAGCTTGCTCAGAGAAGAAGACACATCTCCGACCGTGCTCGACAGGTTTGTAACGCTGGTCTGAACCTTCCCGATATCCTGGGCGTTTTTGGCGATATCCTGCGCCTGTTGCGCCAGTTCGTCGTTGGCCTGTTTAATGTCGTCAGCCATACCAGCAATTTTTTCATTGCTGTCTACCGCGTTCTCGATCAGGTCTTTGAACGTTTCCGACTCTTTCATATCCTCCAGGATTGCATCGGTGATATCGGATACATCGATGCTGGCCTGCCCGCGCACAAAGTCTGTATACCCTGATTCGTTTCCGCTGCGGTCCACCAGCTGCGCGCGGTACCAGAAAATTTGCCCAGCCTTTAGGCCCATCTGCTGATACTTGCGCTGCGGATAGGGTACGTCTGCCAGCAGCATCGCATCGTCTTCCGTCCCAGTCAGACTGTACTGAATTTCCGTCTTCAGCGTGTCGTCGGTGTTCGCCGGGAATCCCCAGCTCAGCTCGATACCGAATACCACATTATCGGAAGCGATGAAGCCGACCGGTTTCGGCGGATTGCCCACTTTACCCGTCAGCGTTTTCTCTTCCGAATATCCCCACCCGGATGAAATTTCTGCGGCATTGATGGCGCGTACACGTACCAGATAGCGCCCGGCATAAATCCCAGGAACGTCGAATGACGTGGTGGAACTGCGCGGCACGTTAACCCAGTTCCCGTCGTTGCGGCGCCATTGCGCTTCATAGGCGATAGCATTCTGCGCCTGGTCCCAGCTCACGCGCATGGTTTCGACGCTGATATTCTGCTGCACCACCGAAAACGAACTGATTACGATGTTGTCTGGCGGTGACTGATTGCCCGGCGGGATCACGCTCACCGGCCGCTGGTCAATAATGGCTCCGGTATCGATTCGGGCATATTTATCCGGATCGTGCCATGCACCGGTAATGGTGTAAGTGCCATCATCGTTATCAGTGACGCTCACAACACGGTACTGCTGTGCGTACAGTTCGTTTGACTCAACCACCCAGACAGCTTCGGCCTGCGGCGTCTCACTGTATGCGGTGGTGACTGTGACCGATTCCCCGTTAACCGCCTGAATTGTCCTGCTCTGTGACGCTCCGGAGGGAAGGTTGAGGATAAGGCGATCACCTGCTGCCGCATCAGCTACACGGTCAAGTTTGATAACGCGACCATTAACGGCGCTGATGCGTCCGCCCATAACCTTTCCGGAAAGCAGCTCGTCTGCCACAGCGATGATATAGCCAGGCTGCGGTATGTTTCCGTCCAGCCCGACATCGAACGAAACAACGCGATCCTTGTTGTTGGTGAGAATACCCCAGCGCCCCTTTCGGTTCGCTTCTGACTGTCTGGTACAACCAATGGCTGTCATTTCGAGCTGATTTGTGCCAAAGCGAGCAACGAGATCCTGCTCAAATACAGGCTCCATCGCATCCGCGTAGGCATTACCCGGATCGGACCAGGAAACCAGTGCTGTGGTATAGCGGGTTTTCGTGGTGCTGCCCGAATAGGTAAAGCGCCCATTAACCACGTTTGCACGCGTGTAGCTGTAATCCACATCGCGGGGCATATCCGCCAGCGCAACGATTTGATCGCCACCCCAGTAAGTCATGCCCCGGAATATCGCCGCAAAATCTCGTAACACGGTATAGGCGTCATTCCTCTCCTGCACATACACGTTGCAGGTATAGCGAGGCTCAGTGCCGCTACCGCCTTTACCATCAGGAACCGGCTGATCGCAATATTGCGCGACCTGGTAAAGCGTCCATTTATCAATATTGGCCGCCGTCAGGCGATTGCCCAGCCCAAAGCGGTCGCTCACCACCAGATCGTAAAAAATCCAGGCTGGATTATCCGTCCACGCCCACTTAAACGCCCCCGTCCATGTGCCGCTATAGGTGCGGGTCTCCGGGTCATACGTATCCGGAACGCGGATTACACGCCCTCGCGGTTCGCAGGATATTTGCGGGATAGAGCCGTTAAACTGGCTTGAGTCGAATTCGATGTACAGCAGCGCGGTATTTGGATAACGCAGTTTGGCGTCAATGACCTCTGTATAGCTCTGCAGCGTCATCGTGTCACCAATTTTCGCGCTGTTGGCATCCGCCGTTAGCTTACGCAGGCGCACCGTCCATGTGCTGCCTGCCTGCGGTAGGTCAATGCGATGGCTGCGTTCGTAGCCGGAAGTTGTCTTGCCGGTTACGCTGGTATTAAGTACCGTCTGCCAGGTGCCGCCATCGGTCTGCAGATCAATAGCGTAGTTAATTGAATAGCCAACCAGATCGCCATCATCCTCCTGTTTAAAAAGCGATGGCCACTTGAGGCGCAGGCGAACGGCTGACAGTTGCGTGTTGGTAAAGGTATGTGTCCAGCCGGTGGTGCTTGACACTTCGGTGCCCACGCTGATTTCATTTTCGGTGCCGGGGATACCCTGAATATATTTTTGTGCCTGAGTCCCCGGACGAAATTCCCACGTAACGCCGCTGAAGTTTTGGGAGCCGTCGGCGTTCTCCAGCGCCGTTCCGTCCAGGTAGATATCCTTCCCGGTGAGCTGTCCAGCAAACTCCCCTTCCCCAAGCGCAACGAGGATCTTTGCCTTCGCTACAGATTGCAGATCATCAGGCTGTTCGGTGGGAGTTCGGGAACTGGAGCTCCCGCCTTTTCGTCCGGTAATTGTTTTAGCCATATCGCGCCCATAAAAAAAGCCACCCGAAGGTGGCTTGTAAAAAGGTTTGTTAACTACTGCTGATCTTCGACATAAATTCCGGCAGAAATAATTGCCCCGCCGATTCTCCGGCGGCCGTACAGGAGCGGAACCGGGTAACCCTGTGCGGCGGTATTTGTGACTCCGCCGAACGCGTATGAGGCGCGGTTATCTGAGCTCTGTTTGCTGGCCAGCCCTGTAGCCTGAGGGGATATCATCTGAACTACCCCCCCCAGCGTTATGGACGCACCAGCAGCAAACATCATATTGCTGGCAGCTATACTCAGACCTGGCATCCAGATCGATGCAATCACTAATACTGCGCCCAGGATAGTTTGAATCAAACCGGCTTTTTTACTCCCGATGATTACCGGGACAATGCGGATAACATCGCCGGTAACCGGGAAACCGAGGTCATCCACACCGATGTTTTTTTTACCCTTAAATACGGAGTATGTGAGCCCACGGCGCTGGCTGGAAATCATAAACTGCTCAAAGCCCGGAATAGTCTTTGCGAGCGCCACTCCCGCCTCGCTTACACGGGAAATCAGGCGGTGGTGAATTTTACCGAATGATTTCCCGAGCACGCCGCCAAGCTCAATGCGGGTCATTACTTCCTGCATGTTTCACCTGCCATTACATCTTTATAGCGAACGATCTTCATCGTGCGCTCCTGCCAGTATCCGCCATAAGGAACTCGCTGGCTCAGATGCCCGTAAAGATGGTGCAGCAGCATGTTACCCTCCAGTAAAATCCCGGCATGATTCCACTTATCAGCCTGCACCTGCATGATGACGAGGTCCCCTTCCTGAGTCGGGCCGTCAAACTCCCTGAATCCGCATTCATACCAGCAATCCTGATAGAAATTGTCCGGGTAGTCGTTTTCCCACCAGGGATAATCCACCCGGTAATCGTAGAGCTCGATACCGTGGGTCTGCCGGAAATAGCTCATTACCAGACCCCAGCAATCGAAGTGGCCAAGCACAAACGGTCGCTCCAGCAATGGGAGCTCCCCGCGTGGCTGAATGGTACGTAAATCCCCCTCTGGCCAGCTCACAATATGCCAGGGCAGCAGTGTTGCATCACACTGCGCCTTATCAAGCTCGCTGGCCTGTGTCGTCGCGTCAGGATGGCTGTGAACAATGGCTACCACCGTCCCCCAGTCTTCTGCCGCTGCGTAATCTTCGGGGGACAGGTGAAAATGTTCAGTCGGCTCTGCTGCGAGATTACGACAGGGAAAATAGCGCTCAACCCGGCTTTTCTGTGCCACCACGCCGCAGCACTCGCGCGGATATTCCGCTGCAGCGTGTGCCATGATGGCATCAATGGTTTTCTGACGCATATCAGCTCCTGATAAGAGATGTACCCGGGAAACCGCCGAACGGCAGTTCGTTGCTGTCTCCGTGCCGGAGCTTGCAGGCCGTCAGCGTGCCGTTGCAGACATCCAGCGAGGGATCGTCAACCGGATTATTGTTTTTGTCGAAATAGCGCGTTCCGGCATAGTCGCAGCCGTCGCCGGTCCGGTACTTGTTCCGGATGCACCAGCTGCATAACGAATGCAGCTGACGCGTCGGAATCATCTGGCCCTGTAAATCCATCGGACTGGAAAGCGTAAATTCGACAACTTCATCCGTCTCGGTGCTTCTGGCATCGATATAAAAGACCTTCAGCTTTTCCTGTGACGGGTCTGCAGTGGGATTGCCCTGCGGAAAATTTCTGGCGTCCAGATACTGTGCCAGCGTGTCGTGGATACTCACTTTCGCCTGCAGCAGATCGTCATACGCCAGACAGAGCGCTGAGATCGAGCTGTCCAGGTTCGCCACCCTCAGTTTTGGCTGTGGGCTGGTACCATCCGTGGTCGCTTCAATACCCTCAACCTGACACGGCCAGGCTTTATACTCCTCCCCCTGCCACCAGATGGACTTCGCCGGAAGTTTATTCTCGTCGCCGCCTGCGGCTTCAATCTCTTCCGGGGTGTGCGCGATATTGTGTGCGTGGAAGCGGAGCACATCTGACATACCGAACGCTGTACCATCGACAGAAAAAAGCCGGACTTCATTGCCCGGCTCAAGTTTTTGATAATCAGCATTAAGACTCATGGTGTAAATGCCTGTTCAAACGTTGCGGTTACGGTTATCACTTTTACGTTTTTAACCACCTTTTTGAGCGTGTCAGCCTCTACACGCCACAGCGCGGTATCGCCGAAAGGCGGAGTGAAAATAAATGACTTCACTTTATGCCGACGAAGGAAGGCATGGATTTCATTCGCTGTAGTCGGATCTCCTGAAAAGGAATATTCATAGGTGCGAATCTCATCATTCAGGCCGGAGCCGCTCACCTGTGCGTACCCGTCGCCGAACTGGACTTTCCTGACTATGTCTTTACTTCCCTCGGTGGGCTGGCTGGAAACCTTAATGCCCCAGGGGAATGTTTCTATCGTCATAACTGTTACCTGCGATTGGTCGCATTCCAGATAAGCCCACCGGGCTGGATTGCCCTAGCGATACCATCATTGACAGATTTGTTAATCACCTGCTGATACGCCTTACCCAGCCTGTCTCCGTCGTTTTGCTGCTGTGCGTTACCGGAAGCATTCTCGACCGTCACCGGGGCATACACACTGACACCGAAAGGTGCTGCAGCCGGGCCTGTACCACCGCCCCCGACATACCCTCCCGTTGCATAGCCTTTCATCATCCGGTAAAGATTGCCGACGCCGATCCTGCTGGTAGCCTCTTTGGTGAAAACAAACTCACCACGGTGAACGACACCTGCTGGCTCATATTTCCCGCCTGAACCGGTATAACCGCCACCTGCAAATCCCAGCGCGGTTGATGCTGAATCCACCAGGCCTACCATCGCCTGTTTCAGCAGGATCTGTGTCAGCATGGAGAGCGTGGAGCGGGTGAAGTCAGCCCAGTCAGCCTTTCCGCGCGTCAGCATGTCAGCCATATTTTGCCCAATGCCATCAAACGTACTGCTGGCAAACGACTTCATCTGGCCATAAGCATCAGAAGCAGAATCAACATAATCTGCCCATGCGGATTTGGCTCCGGATTGCCAGTCACCCCGAAGCTTATCCTGCTCGGCGTAATACGCATGCAGCCCCTGCAGCTCATTCTGATAACCGGCATCGTTTTCGGAACCTCCACCATTTTTCCACCCCTGAAGAAGCTGGGCCTCCTCGTTGCGGCGTTGTGCTGCACGACTGCTCATACCAGCACTTTCCGCCAGGGCTCGGGTTTTCTCGCCGATCTGCGTGACGTATTTTTGGGACGTATCCTGCAGGCGATTAAGCCGCTCCTGCGCCACTATCTGATCGCCGAGCTTCGCGTTCAGCTCCGCACGGGAAAGCACCTCGCTTTTACTGGCCAGCAGGGATTTTTCCTCGGCAGAAAGCGTCCGGGTCTTCGCGGCCTCTTCCAGAACCGTAAAACGGGACTGCTTACGCCACAGCTCCTGACGCTGCTGGCTGATGGTGTCATTTATCCCCTTATGCTCCTGCAGGGTGCGCAGCTGTGCTTCCAGCTCCATCGTCTGGGCGCTGGCCGCATCGGTTGCACGGGTACCGGCAGGAGTCCTGACTGCAGGTGTTTTCTTCGGCTTTTTAAGGGTGTCTTCGTACTCTTTTTTCGCGGCAGCCAGGTTGATGTTGTAGTCAGCCTGGAGGATCCGCCCCTCTTTCAGCGCCTTGTTGAGCTCGCTCTGCCTGGCCGTGTATTTCTCCAGTGCCGTCTGCGTTTTGGCATAGTTTGCCTGTGCCTGCGCAGCATACTTCTGGCGATCCGATTCCGCAGCCGCTTCGCGCGATGCATTCTCTTCGTTCGCCATGGCAATTCCCGCCTGCTGCTGCGCCATATCCAGCGCAAGCCTGGCCGTTTCGCGGTCATTCCAGAATCGGGCGCGAGCCTCATCATTGACATATCGGTCACCTTTACGCAGGTTCCAGATTTCATCAGCCTTTTTAAACGCGGCCTGGGCTTTTGCCACCATCTCCTGGGCGGTGTCAGGTCTGCCAATATCAAGTGCAGCATCCCACATCGACTTGAAGGCACGCTTCAGGGAATCCGCTGAAGACTCAATCGTCCCCATATTGTCGCGGATGGCCTTGGTCTGATCGTTGAATCCGGCAGTAGCAGCCTGATTAGCCGCCTGCAGTGCGCCAGCCTCATCACCGGCACGCTGCAGCTGTGCCACATGGGCAATCTGTTCGGCCGTAACGTTGTGGAACTGCTGAGCCATCGCGATCAGGCCTGATGTAGGGTCAGTAGTGAGCTTGCCGTATGCGGCTGCGACTTTTTCCACCGGCACGCCGGAGGCATCAGTAAATCGCGCCACCGCCTGGCTCATTTCATCAAAGCGCGAACTCGCGCCCACCCCCGCGTTGATAAGCTCGCTCAGGGCTTCGCTGGTCTGATTGAACGTCAGCCCCGCTGCCTGGCCGTTTCGTGCCAGCGCCAACATACGATCGGCAGTCAATCCGGCCGTGTTCCCCGACAGTACCAGCGTTTTGTTGAAGTCAGATAGTGTGGATGAGCCCTGGTACCAGGCATAGAACAGCGCACCCGTTGCGGCGGACAGCGCACCGATGCCGACCATCAACGGTGAGATCGTACCCAGTAAGGCCCTGAATGTTGGTATTATCCCGCCAAAGGAGTCCTTAACCTGACCGCCCTGCTGAAGCAGAATCAGCCATGGGTTCTGCCCGCCCGCTAGCTGCGTAGCTATATCGGTAAACTGCGCCGGAAGCATACGCATTGCTGCGTTATACTGGCCTATTGAAATACCCGCCTTGCGCGCGGCGTTCTCCTGGCGGCTAAAGGACTGCTGGATCCGTAGCGCTTCGTCGTTCGCCGCGCTGCCAGTCTGCTTTAATTCTTTTTTGACGTAGTTAAGCTGCTCGTTAAATTTCGTCGAGTTAACGTCAAGGTTAACGACCAGATCACCCACTGCCGTCTGGGCCATAGCGCACGCCTCCTGAAATACCTGCAGCCTTCGCCATCAGCGTATCGTCATCCGGCTCATCAACGTCGATGCTTTCCGATACAGGGGAAAGGATGCTGAAACTGTCCGGTGTTAATTCCGGATCAGCAAAAAACAGGGTTGAGATGGTGTAGAGCAAACCGGAGAAATGAGCATCCAGCTGCGCATCATGAAAGTAATTGTCCTGGTAGAAGATTTTCCAGTCGCCGTATTCCGTTGAGGACATGCCAGCAAGCATGGCACGCCAGTCCGGGCGACCGAACTCACGCGCCAGTTTCATGGCAAACTTCAGCTCACTGGCGAGGGCTTTTCCGCAGTAACAGGTTCAGCGGGTTCATTACGTTCTTCACCGGGCTCAGCCTGGTCATCAGTGACCGGCGCAATCATCCCGGACAGGAGTTTCACCTTATATTCGGCTTCGGCAACAAGTTCGGTCGGCCATGTCTGCATGACCTCATCCTGAATCTGCTCCACTTCCGCCGCCGCGTTTTCTCCCTGCGATCCTTTAAGCGCGTGGCCATGCCAGAGTGACATTGCCACCAGATATGCTCCACTCTTCACGGTAAGGGTAATGGCAGCCTGAAAATCACCAGCTTCAACCGCCTCAAGTTGTTTCAGGTATTCGAGGTATTCAATACGCTGCAGCGCCGACAGCTGGAACAATGTGACGCTGCTGCCGTTACTTTCAAGCAGCTCGCTCTTTAGAAACATAATTACTCCGGGGGAACGGGGCTTTCGCCCCGGTTATCAGGAAACAGTGACTTTGCAGATCGCCACAAAGTTACCGTCATTGCTCATTACGATGATCTCGACGGTGCCTGCCGCCACGCCGGTAACAGTCAGGGTATTGCCGCTGACGGTGACCGTTGCTTTTGACGGATCAGAACTGGCTACGCGGAAAGACTTATCTGAAGCACTTGCTGGCAGGACAGAAACAACCAGTTGCGTCGTGGCCGCGACAGCCACAGCCGCCGTGGATTTATCCAGGCTGATCCCCGTAACGGCAATCGGCGCGGTACCACTGTCTTCGGCCAGCGATGGTTTGCCATTGTTGGTGATTTTTGCCGTGCGGGTCATGACCTCTTTAGACGAGATGGTCTTGCCGAGACTGCTCACCCAGCCCTTAAAGACATCGACAACACCATTCGGATATTTGATTTTATACCCCTTCACGGTGCCTTCATCGAACCAGTTCACCAGGTCCTGCTGACCGGAATCCTCCGGCATCCATGCGAGCGTCAGGTTTGTTTCACCGGCTGATTTCTGCCCCTGCATCGTTGATGTCCAGTCGGCATTCTCATCATCGATGTAGGTGTCATCTTCCGATTCAGCTGTCAGTTCTCCGGGCTGCAGGTCTTTAATCTTTGCCAGGCGCAGCCAGTCAACGTCTGAAAGCGGATTGGCGTATGGATCACCAGTTCCGGTGTAAACCCAGAGGGTGGTACCAGCACCTTTTGTTGGTGCCAGCGGGTTTGGTGTGGCCATAGGGTCCTCACATGTCGTAAGTAATGGAATATTTCAGGTCGGCAGAACTCCACAGCGCCATATCGTCATCGCGCTGGTAGTCATAGCCCTGCTGAACCATTGTGGTGATAAGAGATTCAAGCCCCGGAACCTCTGCGAGAACCGGATACACTCTCGTCTCCATCCAGTCATCCAGATCAGAATCAGGTACCTGAGCCTCAAGAAAGACTTCGATATGCAGAATGGCCTGCCAGCTATCGGCGTCCAGTTCTTCCCCTGTGTATTCCGCATCTGTCAGGTAGACGGCAACAGCGGGAAAATCACCCTCTTCGAGCACTGCAGGTCTGCCGTCAAAATAAATGACATCAGTACCAATCGCGCTTTCCAGCGCGTCAATAATCACCTTGCGAATATCGCTGTGTTTCATCGTGTCAGAATTAACCTGAGTTGGTTGGTAAGGGATGCTCGGAGCTCTTTGGGCATATCTGACTCCATGAGCTTCGGCAGTTCTTCTTTAAATGCCGTAGTTAATGGAGCTGCCAGCGGGATGCTGACCACTTCAATGGGGTAACGAGGTTTTGAAGTCCGCCTCATGACATGCCAGCGACCATTTTTAAGTTGCTGGATAAAGCCGCCCGGAAAACGAAATGGCCCTATGCGCAGAACGCTGTTGGCCCCTTTCTTGTCCCGTTTTCTGCGGGAAAGTCGCACGCTTGCGGTACCGAGTTTAATGGCCGGTAAATTTCCCCGGTTTACCCGGATAAGTGCACGAGGTCTATTGACCGTCGCACGCTTCACCCTGGCGCGTTGCTTTACCAGTTTTCGCGGTACGCGCGTATCTTTTGATACGACTGCCACGCTGCGGCTGACGGCCCGGTTTGCCACGCGGTTAACGGCCTGCGCCGATGCCCGCGGAACAGCCGTTTTGCTGATGCTGTTAAGGTTTTCTATGGCCTGTTCAAGGCCTTTTATGGACATATGCGCTCCTTAACGGCGACGCGAAGATGCAGGTGGAGAGCCGTTACCCAGACAGATATGACAGGAGCCACAGTCATCCGGACCAATACGTTCAACCCAGAATTGCCGACCGTTAATCGTCAGCGTGTCCATACGCTGCAGCTGCCTGACAGTGGCGGTTTCCACAAACAGGGTCGGGCTGGTTCCTTCAACACGAATCCCGGCACCGGCATATCCGATATTTTCTGGATCATCGAATACACCGACCAGGGTGGCACCTGACAAAGCGCCTGACATCACCTTTGCCTCTGTGCCCATCACACCACGGATAGCGCTATCAGCTCGCGACATGGCCTCGTCAAAGAGATTATCGAAATCAGCCATGTGGCCCCCTTCAGACTTCGAAAGCCAGCCCCTTTGCGATCAAGTCGTCGGCATCCTGTTCAGATACGCGGATAATCACACCAGGCTCTACGATAGATACCGGCTCGTTACGCGTGGCATGCAGAGCGTCAATATGCAGGGTGGCCAGCGTTTCTACTGATACCAGGTCACCCGTTGTGGCCGATTCCGTTTTTACTTTTGCCACGTTAGCAACATTGTTGTCGGTGCTGTCGGTGCTGTCGGTGCTGTCGGTGCTGTCGGAAGCATTCTGCACGCCGTTTTCACCGTCAACTGACCCGGCATTGCCATCCAGTTCCTCTTCAAGCTCAGCAATACGCATCGTCAGTTCCTGAATGGTGCCGCTGGTACTGACCTCGCGGTTAAGCTGGGTCCCAAGTTCATTCAGGCGGGCGACCAGCTTTTCTTTTTCTGTCATGGGAAATACTCCAGAAAGGTGGCCCGACAGGGCCACTGGGGGAAGTTATGCCAGTTTGACGGAGACGAATGCGTCAGGGTCTGGCAGCAGCATCAGCGGAGCTGACTGAATCATGGTGAATTCGCGCGCCGGATCCCCCGACTGCACCCAGTTTTTCGGGTAGCGTGTCGAGGCATTGATACCTTCGCGCTGGGCATCAGCATCAAGAATGCAGCCATAGGTACGCAGGCCACGAGCCTGGGTATTCCCCAGCACCATTGTCAGGTCCGGCAGATAATTCTTTTTGACGTCGTTTTCGACGTACTGGCCGGAGTACACCACGATGGCCACATCGCCAAACATCCCCTTGTATGAAACAGCCATACCCAGGTCTTTCACGGCAGTTTCCAGCTCAGAGTTAGAACCACGACGCGTATCCAGCTTCTTCTCAACAGCCTTGAAGGAACGGAACAGCGCCCAGCCTTTCGGATCGAACACAATGATGTTGACCACACCGCTGGCGTTGAGCGCGTAGGCTTCAATGTCATCGGTCGGGTCATACGTTTCTTTGTCGCGGGTTGACCATGCAGCCGCACCGGCCTGGACAATGTTGTTACCAGCGCTGCGGCCCATATCGACTTCAACAGGCTCGAACGCTTCCCCGGTCATGGTGTATTTACCGCTGAGCACCGCCGAAACAGCCTGTTTCTCTTCGACCTGAGCAATCGCCAGCTCTTCATCCTTCATGTTCTGAAGGATAATGCGGCGACGGCGATAGACCGGGTCAGCGAGATTCTGCGGATCCTCATCCGGCAGGCGGCGGAGAGTCATCAGTGGGTTAACTTCGTGTTTCGGCTTCACATAACCCGGCGTGAATTCAGACGTGCTGCCGCCACGGGAGCGGATCACTTTGCCGGAGACAATCGGCGAGACGTAAAGCGCCATATTGACCAGGCCAGGAATTTGCGACAGGTAAACCTTCTCTGTACTGAAGGGATAGGTTTCGCGGAAAAAGATACGCAGGAAAAGCGGATCGAATTTGAATTTCTTCTCATTGACCGCCAGCAGCTGGGCAGTGGTGTAAACGGACATAGATATTTCCCGTAAAAAAAGCCGCGCAGGCGGCTTTTATGAATGATGATGGTTGTAGAAATGCGGATTAAACGATGCTGATTGCAGTACCGGCGAACGCGTTACGTTTAATGTTGTCGTCGGTGACGGCAGATGGCCAGAGGACATCTTCAATACGGAAAGAGCCAGATTTGTAAAATGCCAGTTCCGCGCTGTTCTGGTCTGCGGTTACAGCCAGGATGCCCATTGCCGCGCCAGCATGAGCACCATCCCAGACGGCCAGCTTGCCAGAAGTGGCATCCAGCATGAGCGGCGTCATGGCTGGAGTGGAAGCTGTCAGTTCGCCAGGACCATACGCAGTGTGCGCCGGGTCGCTGTTACCGAGCGGCTGGTTATGTGTGAAAACTTCAGTAATTGCCATGATAGCCTCTTAAACGGGGGTGTTTAACAAATCGTCAGCGGCATCAGAAGATGCGCTACCTGCTTGGAGTGCACCGGGTGCTGTTTCCATCAAACGATCCAGCGCCGTATCGGTACGCGTCTGGGCACTTTGCGGTGCAGCAGCCAGAATGCGCTGTGCGCTCTCTACCGTCATACCCGGCGTTTCGGCCAGTGCTCGCGCCTGTGACTCACGCCCTTTAGCCTCGTCGCAGTTCAGGATGCCCATGATGCGACTATTCTCTGCAGCTACTGCTGCAGTAACCTGCGCACTGACATCTACAGGGGCTGCTACGGAAGCAATTGTCGTGTCAACGGTAGTGGCCTGTTCAGCTGATGCAGTTGTCTGAGTTGCTGCCTGGTCAACTGGCTTAGTGGTCACAGCTGATGCAGAAGGTGATGGCATAGTTCCTCCAAGGGTTGTTTTTTTGCGTCTGTCGAGTGCTTCGCGCATCACGCCGAGCGCATCGGTATTGTTAACAAGTTCATCCGCCAGCCCGTTATCCAAAGATTCCTGGCCGGAGAATACTGCCGCTTCGGTGTCCAGCACGTCCTGAACAGACATGCCGGTATAAGCGGAAACCTTTTCGGCAAACATCTGACGAGTGGCATCGATACGCGTCTGGAAATCAGCACGCACATCTTTCGGAAGCTTTTCGTAAGGGTTGCCGTCGACCTTGCGATCGCCGCTGTAAATCAGCGTGACCTCAACGCCGTTAGTTTTGAGCGCAGCGCCATAGTTACTGTGCGCCATCATGACCCCAATGGAGCCGGTTCTGGCCGTTTGTGTGACCAGCCGTCGCGATGCCGAACTGGCAATAAGCTGACCTGCACTGCAGTTCATGTCATTGGCCAGCGCCCAGATGGGTTTGATATCGCGCATACGGGCAATAATGTCGGCGCAGTCAAACGCCCCGGACACCATGCCACCCGGCGTATCCATGTCCAGTAGAATGCCGTCGACGCCGGGGTCACTGATGGCCTGCTGCAGGCGAGCGATGATCCCGTTGTAACCCGTCATCCCGGAATAAGGCTGCAGCGCACGGGTTTTACTCACCAGAGTGCCGGAAGCCGGCAAGACCGCGATGCCATTTGCCACCTGATAGCTTCGCGATGGTCGGGTATCCATGTCATCATCTTCACCAAACAGCGCCAGCGGTTCGGCTATTTGTCCGGCGTCAAGCGTGATGCCAGAGACGGTATCTGTCAGCCGGGTGATGCCCAGCTGACCAGCTAAGGCACAAAAGAAAACCCGCGCGTAGGCGGGTTCAAGCATCAGCGGCTCATTAAAGGCCATACTGGCGATATGCGGAAGATTACGCAGCTCGTGCGCCATCTTGCTCCTCCTCGTTTGATTTTTTCAGTCCAGCCTCAAAAGCGGCAGCGGCCCATGCCGGTGGTTTCAGACCCGCAGCACGACGCTCCATTGTTTCCCGGACCTGCTGGGCAAAAATCTCCTGATAATCATCACCGCGTTTGGCGCATTCTTTCTCATACGTACTGAGACCAGCCTCGATGAGCATGACGGCTTCCTGTACCTCTTTCAGCCCGTCAATAGCCATGCGGCCTGAGCCGATCCAGTTGGCATTTCCCCAGGCTGTTCTCGCTTCCTGAAAGCTGAATCTGGCTTTTGAAGGAAGTGTGACCACGCGGCGGACAATTGCCTCTTCCAGCCAGCAAAGAAACATCTGACAGGCCTGTCGGGATGCCACAAACTTGCGACGGCCCATGAAGTACGCCCATGACTCGTTAGCGCTTGCGCGCGCAGTCGAGTAACTCATCTGAGAATAATTTCGCGAAAGCTGCTCATACGATACACCCAGCCCAGCGGCAATATAGCGCAGCAGTGACTGTTCAAAAGTCGAGTAGCCGTTATCGGTATCCTGCGCCGACTGAAGGTTGAGAGAATCACCCGGCAACAGGTGTGGAACCCTTGCCCCACCCAGGCGAACCGGCGCAGCTGAGTAATAGGACGCCATTTCACCGAGCCAGCCCGTCAGTTTGCTCTGCTGCTCTTTATTATCCGCGCCGAGAATGAAATCCATCGCCGTCTGCGTATCCAGCTCACTCTCGATGGTGGCAGCATACATGGCCTTCACTATCGCACTCTGGAGCTGAGTGTTTTGCAGGGTATCGAGCATTTTCATCTGCTCCATAACGCTGTAAAACGCATTGGCTCCTCGGGTCTGTCCGTCCTCTATCGGTTCGAAGACATGGATAAAAGAGGGGCGCCCTCCGGGGAGCTCGCGAGGTATGTAGGTCCAGTTCTGCGCCATCCAACCAGGATAACCGTCATCGCTGACGTAATATCCCAGCGCAGCACCACTATTATTGATTTTTACCCCGGCGCGACAGTTCCGGGTATCACCGATGTTGCTTGGATTACTGACGCGCTTCGGACTAACCATTTTGAACTGAGTACGGAAAAGACGCGTTGAATCGCTGTCCCATGTCGCCTGCATGCATAATTCACCGTTAAACGCATGCATTGCTACACCTTCACGAATCATCATCGTAAACGTTCGCTTGCGTTCGGCATCAATCCCGCAGAAGTCATCTTCGGCATACTCATTCCAGGCGGCTTCCACATCCCGAGAAAATGCGCGTGAATCCTCCTCATTGATGCCAAGATAGCGCCAGCTCGGTCGATAACTGAGTCTGAAAAATGACCCGACGATGTGGTCCTGGTGGAGCTGCACGGCGTTTGCTGCATAGCCATTATTTCGCACCAGATCGTCAGCGCGGGCATTTCCACGAGAATAGTTGGGAAGGAGTGCGGCATCTGCACTTTCACTCGGCGGATTCCAGCCCCGCAGCTGCCCACCAAACCCGCCACCACCACCATGATATCCCGCGTATTCCCGAAGGGATGTTTTCCCGTCAGGTCCCACTAAAGATGGTATTTTCATACGTAAAACCCTGCTGGCCCCCGGCGTCGTGATGTGGTACCAACCTGAGATTCAAGGTCAGCAATATATTTTTTGAGATCGCTGACTGATGTGGCTGTAAATTCCACTCTTCGACCGTCTTTCTGTACCGTCGCCACGCGCTTTCCCATCATCAGGTCATGTAACGCAGCGCGCGCGGCATCCAGTTCAGTCTGTGTTGCCATTATTCCTCTCCAGATAATGCCCGCGCGTAATCCGCCAGGGTCTTGTTATTGTTACGGCTGCCTTCTTCCTCCAGCAGGCTGGCCAGAAGTGAATCAAGATTTAGCTGCCAGCGGGATATGCTGATACGAAGCGCCGCCAGTGCATAAACAAAGCAATCGAGCGCCTCATTTCGTCGTTTTTTGCTGTCCCAGACGATCTTTTTCTTTCCGTCTACCCATTTTTCCACCTGCTCTTCAGCAGTTAGTTGTTGGGCCTCGGTTAGATCGTAGATTTCTGGGTTATTCGGGAAATGAACCGCTCCCGCCAGCGGCTCGTCTCTTTGCGCCACCAGCGTGAAACGGTTATAAATCTGCTCTTTTGCGGTGTCTGTTCCTACCTCAGTGAGGTAAACGCCACTCTTGTTACGCTTGCGTGGCATGTTCGCCACCGGCTTTCCATAAACCGACGCACCCTTTATAGGGATCACACGAAACAGACCATGTTTTTTTGAGCGGTTGTAGACGATGGTGGGATCAATGCCGCCAATATCCCAGCAAGTGCGGGATATAACCATTTCGAGACCGTTCTGGCGCTTATATGTCCTGTTGATCGCCTCATCCACTCGAGCGAGAGTCGACTCATCATCATGACGACCCATAACGATGATTTTGTCGATAAGCCAGCTTTCCTCTCCCGGTCCCCATCCCCATACACGCATTTCGTAACGGTCAAGCTGGGAGTCAATACCCGCTGTTAGATATGCCACTCGCTCCGGCACAGACGCTTCAAAGTGCTCTTTGCGCTCCGCTAAAACTTCAGCATCGGGTCGTTCGCCTATTTTCGGTTCCCACGTTTCGCCCAAGGTCGTGTTAACGAAGGTTTTGCGCTTACCCGTATCACCTTTTGTTTTTATCCAGTCCTTGACGATCTGCACCCAAGTTGTGAACGGGCTGTAAGCGGTCCAGATGTGGAATGTAACGCTGTCAGGAGGTTCAATTTCAGTACCGGATGAAGCAAACCAGTGAAGGCCGTCTCGCGTCCAGATACCTGTTTCATCACAAATATACCTGGCCTCAAGGAAATCCAGCTCTTGTTGTTTAATCACACAGGCATTGTGTTCACAGAGGTAGTAAACGCTGGAAGGTTCTCCCGGAGACCATTTAAAGCCAAATGGTGTCTCTTCATCGCCAAATTTCAGATACTGCTCTTCCCCGCAGTGTGGGCATGGAACATGGAACCGAAGAAAATGTTCTGACTCCTTAGCAGCCCTTTCTATCTGGCACGTACCTTTGACTTTCGGTGTAGAGCCGCGAATGGATTTTGGCCATACAGAACCCTCAATACGCTTATCTCCCAGAAAGGTGGGAGAACCTTCTTTCTCGATGTCATCATCGAAAGCGGCAAGCTCGTCGTAGCCAGCCACATCAACGGATTTTTCACGGTAGTTTTTTGCAGCCTTACCGCCCAGGCACCAGAAACCACGACCATTTGAGAAACGCTTCATGCTAAGCGTATTGTCCCGGTGTTTTTTGCCGTACCAAGGAGCAAGCGCCAACAGCGTCGGAATATCACGAATGGTCGGTTCGACATGAGACTTCATGAAGTTTTCAGCGTCACCGTCGGTTGGCAACCATATTAGGGAGTTACGCTGTTTATGCTGGATGAAATATGCGTAAACGCCGAGCAACATTTTTGAGTAGCCGACACGAGCAGATTTAACGACATTCACTTCGCGGATATAGTCATTGCCCATCGCATTCATAATTGCACGCTGAAAGGGCAGTGTTTCCCAGCGCCCTTCCTGGTAGGCAGACTCTTTCGGGAGATAGTAATTCTCATCTGCCCATTCAACCGCTGTTTGCGGTTCTGGCCGGTAAAGCGAACGTAGCCCCGCCCGCGCAGAGTGCTGCAGCCCCTTAACCTGACTGTTCGATATATTCACTCAGCAACCCCGGTATCATTTCATCCAGCGCAGCTGCTTTGTTCATGGCCTTAATGATGTCCTTCTTGAGGAAATCAATATGTCGGTTCTCCAGCTCCGGGAAGCGCCGCTGAACCGACAGAGGTATTCCATCGAGAATACTGGCAATTTCTCCGGCTACCCGCGACAGCACGAACGTGCAGAATGCGGTCTCCACCACTTCAGCGGACTCTTTTGCATTTTTTAATTCCTGAGCGTCAGCCTGAGCTCGCGTAAGTCGGTGTCGCTCATATTCAATAGTGCCAGGTTGAAGATCGGACTCAGAAGCAATGCGGAGATCTTCAACTTCCTTCCGCAACTTTTCATTTTCTATGGCTGCATCGCGCGCACTGTACCATTCGATTGCGGCAGCAGATTCAAAGAGAACCTCATTACCCTTGCCACCACCGCGGGCAACCGGCATACCTTGTTCCTGCCAGTTCTGAATCGTTCGGACGCTCACCCCGAAAATTTCGGATAAGCGTTTTTTGTTAACCTCCATGGCTCACTCCTGGCACAAAACAGAGAAAGGAAACAATCAACGGTTAACTTCCGTTTTCCATGATTAGCATTTCCTTTCTGGAGAGAGGATGTTTTCAACAAAAACAATGAGAAAACAAGAAGAAGAACGGAAATGGCATAAACCAGAAAATTTTCATAAATAGCGATAATCTGCGCGGACGCCGCCCCGTAACAAGGCGGATCGCCGGAAAGGACCCGCAAATGATAATGATTATCATTTGCGGGAATGCGACTTGATTCGCACCCATTTGGACGTCTAAACGTCCATTCATCGCGACAGCGCTGACCATATCGTGCCACCTGGCCGAAGACTCTTCTTCAGTTCCTCGGACACAACATCTGAGATCGCTTTTACCATTTCAGGGGATAGCTTCACGCCGGTCTTAATTTCGGGACAGATGCCAACATTGATGGCATAGCCTTTTCGTGGGTCGTTCTCTATCCGGCCAAACTGAATATTTACAGAGCCACCAATATAACCACCAGCAGGAACACCAAAGCGCGTATTCACCAGGTGCTTAATGGCGAACTCCTGCCCTTCAGCGGTCAGGAAGGTGTAATAATTTTCCTTTTGATACTCCGTCGCGGTATGGCGTGTTTCAGCGAATCCCAGCTCTAGAAGCTCAGCAGCACCAGATTTGGCTGGCAGATCACCAGACTGAAGCGCGCCACGGAAAAACAGCGCATACAGAACATCCGTCGCCGCGCCGGACAACGTGATAATTTTATGACCCATGATTTATTTCCTTTTAGGCGTGAGCCTGTCGCACGGCAAAGCCGCCGAAAGTTAACGGTTTGCCCAGGCTCACAACTGAAAGACTTTCTACGGTGTGCGCGTGCGATGCGCATAAAAAAGCCCCGCATAAGCGAGGCTAAATATCGAACAACTTCTTTTGTTAACTGCGCGTGAAGTTGTGGTGGATGAAGTCGTCAGAGCCTAACCGATGTGAGCCATAATGGGCTTCATAGCCCTCACCTAGTGAGGCTGCCTTAGTTTCGGCCACATCTTTGGTGGCGTAAACACCGACTAAATGCCACGGGGCATTCCTTACAACCCCCCACCCCATAACCCAACCTATATTATCAAGGTCAGGCTTCAAGCCTTCTGCAACAAACATATTTATCTCCTTTGGGTACCCGGAGATAATGCTAAGCAATTGAAGCTGCAAAATAAATACTATTCAACAAGCTCTGCTGTAATTGTTAACCAGCTCAAATCAGGCCGATCATGCATCACATGTACAGCTGATTCATCAACATCGACAGCGTAAATTTTAGTGAAGGGATGGGAAGCTTTACCGGATAAAGAATCCTTCACTATCACACTTTCATTCTGAATAACCTGGAATGTGACGTTTGCGGCTCGAACAATACCCTCGTAGTGCTCTTCAAGGTGAGCAATTGTAACTTTAACTTTTTTCATAGGCTGGCTCCTTGGCTGAATGGCAACAGGCATTAGGTGAGTGTCTGCTGTAACGCCTATCCCTTAGCGGGGATAATGGTTGCTTTATCCCTTGCTAGGGATAAAGACTATTGACGCTCGCTCTCTATTTGACGAATTCCAGCGAAATTGTTATTGCCCTTTTCAATCACGGCCAGCAGCGGCTTAATCCAGAGCACAGCCTGGCAGTACGTTATTGAGCCGGCGGCAGCGGTACTATCATCGGCTGCGTTAATTCCGTCGGTATCGGCGTGCATTGCGCTGGAACGTAAACGGTACGCGTATTCGAGCAGCCCACCAGCAATGTCAGCAGGAACAGGCAGATCACAGGTTTTTTCACGGCGGAGTATCTCCCGGTATTCAATTACGGTTTCTTCGGTGCTGGTGTCGATCAGGGAGTTAAGCCTGTTGGCATGTTCTGCAACCTGATTGAATCGATTGAAGTTGAATGCCTGGGTGGCGATCACCTGCCCCTGCATAGAGTTGTCACTTCGCAGAACGTCGTTATCGCTCTGTAGGCTACTGGCGTCGGAGCAGCTCTTAACGAGAGCGACGGAAAGGCCAGCAATAACGACAACGCCGATAAGACCCGGATTAATTTTCATTGGTCCAGCCCCCAGCACGCCAGCGCGCTTTCCTGGTCCCGTCGCTCAACCTGGCCATAGCAGCCATTCTTCTGGCCTTTGGTTAGACGACAATCACGGCCACCGTCTTTAATCCACCAGCGGATTGCCTCGCATGCACCGATGCGGTCACCTGCGTTGATGCGCTTATAGAAGGTCGATGGGAAGCATTTACCGGGGCCGATGTTATACGGGCAGAAGGATGCGATACCCACCTTCTGAGGCTCTGTCAGAGGCACTTTGATATTGCGATCAACCCAGGCTAATGCCTTATCGCGTTCAATAGCGTTAACCTTCCGGCATTGTTCCTCAGTGGCCGTCATGCCTTTAACAACACGCCTGCCATCGATAACGGTCACGCCGTGACATAAAGACCAGACCCCACCCGGATCAACAACGGCCACCAGCGCATTGCCTTCTTTCTCGCTGATGAATTGGTCAAAAATGAGTGGAGCAGAAGCCCCTGACGCGATTAGCGCCAGCACTGCTACGCTGAGCTTTGCTTTGTTCGACATCATTCACCTCGCGCAGCTTTGCGGCGATCCGCTTTGATTTGGAAGTACAGACTCGTTAACCACGTCAGCAAACCAAACATGAGGCTACCGAGCACACCAATGGCCGCCCATTGAGATGGGGAGACTTTATCGAGGAGCTGAAGCAACCAGTATCCGGTCCCCCCACCCGATGCGCCGTATGCAATACCCGTCGTGATTTTTTCCATTCGATACATGCTCTCACCTCGCTACGTTGCGGGTGTCCAGTTGAGGTAATAAAAAGGGCCGCGATAGCGACCCAAGCTTTTATTCCCCTGCCAGCTGCCTTACCTCACTTACCGTCTGGTTGAAACGTTCCTCTTCCAGTTCTACGCCGATAGCCTGGCGGCCCAGTTCAATGGCTGCTTTAACAGTTGATCCCGAGCCCATAAAGAAATCAGCTACCACATCGCCGGGCCTGCTGCTGGCGTTGATGATTTGCCGCAACATATCAGCGGGCTTTTCGCACGGGTGTTTGCCTGGATAGAACTGGACGGGTTTATGTGTCCAGACGTCTGTATAGGGCACGGCTACTGTCACAGAGAAATGCCGCCGAAGAGATTTGTACTCTTCCAGCAGATCAAGGTATTTCCGGTTCAACGAATGCCATGTGGCCACCAGCTGGTGATGCGGTGCTTTGAGTTCAGAGGCGCGGTGCTTCTCAATGGCGATCTGAGTGAACAATTCCTGCAGCTTTTCGTAATCCTGCTCGTTTGGTAGTTGCCACTGACTGGTACCGAACCAGTGAGACGCCATATTTTTCTTTCCGGTGGCGTCAGCTATTTGCCTGGACGTGACCCCCAGTTCGGCTCGTGCATCACGAAAGTAGGTGATTAACGGAGCCATGACGTGCTGTTTGACCTCGTTGCTTTTCTCAGCAAATCCGTCGCTTTTCGGATTATATGGCCCCTGATAATGCTCAGCGAAAAGGATGCGTTCCGTCGCGGGGAAGTAAGAGCGCAGGCTTTCTTTATTACAACCGTTCCAACGCCCTGATGGCTTCGCCCAGATAATGTGGTTCATAACGTTGAAGCGTTCACGCATCATGATCTCAATATCGGATGCAAGTCGGTGACCTGAAAACAAATACAGGCTGCCGGCAGGCTTAAGCACTCGCCAGAACTGGGCAAGACACATATCAAGCCATCGAAGATAGTCGGCGTCACCGTTCCACTGATTATCCCAGCCGTTCGGCTTCACCTTAAAATAAGGCGGATCCGTAACAATAAGGTCGATGGTGTTATCTGGGAGGGTAGCGAGGTATTGCAGGCAGTCAGCGTTGATAAGCTCAACACTGTTTATATTTACAGTATTTTTCATAGATCCGTAAGCGTAACTCTGATAGGCTCACTATGCTTTTGCGCTAAAGCAGTGGGCCTTGGTTAGCTTGTGACCTGAAAGCATGAGCTAATGGCTGGTTGGGTGCTACAACACCCACCAGCCGCCCATTTCCACAGCAGAATGCCCCCTTCAGTGGAGGCGTTTGTAACATCCAAACTGGTAATCTGATAACCCCGCCATAACCAGCTGCGTCAGGATGAGCTGGCATTTCTCTCGGCTTAGGTGCGTATTCTGTGCAATTTCCCCAGCTGTCGCTGGTGAAGCGCTGAGTTCGTTAAAAACCGCTTTTGCTTCTTCTGTCATATAAGGTTGATTTTGCATGCCTTTTCCCCTTTTTTATCGTGTGACACACAGATAACTCTGGTTCATTTTTGCATCAAGCTTTAGATACAAAAGGCATAAAAAAACCCCGCCGAGGCGAGGTTAGATATAATTATGACAAAATATAAAATTAGCTTCAAATATGGCTCATTTTGTTGCATTTTGCAAGCCCATTTGAGGGAGTTAGTGAAAGTTACCTCACATTTCCGCCACTTTCAGTTCTTGGTACTCTTCGTACCGTGACAAAATTTCGCTTAGTGCCTGGCTATCCATTTCAGCAAACGACGCTTTGAAAGCCGCCCAGTGGCCTGAATACACTCTGAGCCAGGTGGAACGCTCAACGCTGACCATGCGCGCCAGAGCTGCACCAGCATACTCCTGATAGGTATCGTTATTACGCGAGGCAGCAACTTCTTGCGCCGCCAGCCAGACAAGCCCTACCAGTTTTTTAGTGACGCGGCCCTGTATTTTTTTGCCGCTATGCTGACGCTGAAACTGTTCCCACACGTGCTGGCACATCAATGTCTGGTACCGGAAAGTAAGGTCATACCCATAGCAGTACCGCACCCATGCCTGCAAATGCTCACCCAGACCATTGACCGAACGACGCCATGCTGAACAAGCGAACTCCGTATCTTTAATAGGCGGCAAAGGTCGACGACGGCTCCTTGTCTCAAGAACATAAAATGGAGTGGCCAGCGTTGTTACAACCTTTGACCCACAACCTTCCCCACCCTCCATGACGATTTCAGGATGGTGCCGGGGGTATTTATTCTTATCTGCTGGTGGATGCTCACTGAACGCCTGCAGCTGTCCTTTTGTCGATCCTGATAAATCCGCCAGCGCGCGGCGCAGTTCAATCCGCGTATATTCCAGTTCTTGTAAATTCATTATGCTCAGCGCTCCATACAATTACGCTTTTGTTATTACGCCGATCGCCAGCGCTCGATTCATAAATCGGAATAGCAGCTCCAGCTGGGTACCGTGTTTTTTCTCGAACGCTGCAACATCAGCATGTAATTTGTCGTGACACTCTCTGCACAGAGGGATCACGAACAAATCGTGGGCTTTAGTGGCGGTACCGCCCATGCCGTGACCAATGACATGGTGTGGATCATCCGCTGGCCGCCGGCAACCTTCACAGGGCTGGGTTTTAGCCCACCGGGTATAGTCCTCATTCACCCACCTGCGGTGTTTTGGGCGCAACATGAATGATTCAGGGGATTCAGGATCCGCATGCAGAGCCAGAACCTGTGGCTGGTCATAGGCCACTTCCTGATTTGTTCCATGCTTTAAATGCGCAGCCGTGACCGCAGGGGTGACCTTCTTCTGCAAAATGTTTTTTGTCGGTGGCATCGGCACAATGTCACTTTCGCGATATACGGATAAAAACGGCTCATCCGGTAAGCGAAGCGCATGCTGGGCCATCCTTTCCGTGATTGCATCAGCAATGCCTGAGTAAACGGCCCACCAGCACAATTCACCGAGGGATAGTTCACGCTCGTTGTTGTAGCCAAGCGAAGACAGGATAGAACTGATCAGCCAGTTAATGAGATTACGCCGGGCCAGTTCTGCCAGCGCCGCGGTGGTTTGCTCGCGCAGCTGGTTATCGCAATGCCAACAGAGCAACATTGATCCAGGGGGATGTCGCATCGTTACCAGCTCATGATGGTGATAATTAGTGTGCGGGTACTGGCATTCCTTCACGTTACGCTCTAGCCAGGATTCCAACCCGGACAAACCGCCTGCTGCACGGATAACTCTCTCGTCGGTGAAGAATTCCTCGAGGGACTTATCTTCTGCCAGCGGCTGCCGGGCATCAGGGACGAGCCCCGACGGAAGCCCAGCCATGCTTTTTGGCTGAGGCTCCACCAGCACACGCCCCTGTTGAAACAAAGACATCAGTTCGCTACCCGGCTTTAACAGCACAAGCCCAAGGCGCGGAACAGTCTCGGCTGTAAACAGTCCTCTCACGCGGCATGCCCCTTAGCGATGTGTGCCGTCCACAGGCCGCCGATCCACTCGATGCCTTTGGGTGTAAAACGTGCCTGGCTAAAGGCGTAGTTTGTTTCGCTCGTAGTGCCAGTTTTCACTTCAAACCGCCCGGCAGCAATGTGCTGGTGCCGAGGTGTCAGCACTCCACTGAGCCGGTACAAAATGCCGCTCTCAATGAGGAACAAGCGGAAATCGGTCTCTTTGGCCTGCAACAGCTTTGCCACCTGGCGGAAAGACATTGAGCCTTTGGCAGTACAATATCGATCGACAAACTCAACTTTCGGCGCGGCAGCGGCTAACTGCTGGCTGAGTTGTTCTTTCTGCTCGGCCAGATCCGCGGCGAGACGTAATGCCTCCGGCAATGTTTGCGGGACACTTACGGCCTGGCTGTTCTCCAGCTCTTGCCAGCGATCGACAACAGCGGCGGTAAATTCTGGCGACAGCCTGGCGACGATCACCAGAGAATCACGTTTGTTAAACCAATACTCCTCGTAGGTTTGCCCGTTTTGCGGGTGTGTGTAGGGGGTGTGCGCCAACGGCGCGGTTAAAATACCAGCAGATGCAAGGCGCTCAGCTGAGCGCTTCACATCACCATGTTTGCTCTGCACCAGCCTGGCAATTTCACGGCTGGACATTGTCACAACACCCTTAGCGGTTAACTGATTCATGCTATTTCTCCATATCAGGCGGCTGCACCCGCCTTTTGATTTGCACATAATTCAGGAAGATTTGCTTCTACCAGCGCACGAGCGAACGGCGGCGGTACTGCGTTACCACAGCGCGCTACCTGCTTGTCTTTGGCGTAACGATTGCCGCGATAGTCCTGATCGATAACGTAGCCGTCAGGGAAGCCCTGCGCCTTATAAAGCTCATGCGGTTGCAGCATGCGCATTCCGATATCGACGATCTGGTACTTAACCCCCTCGATCGTCACCAGCCATTCATCCTCGCTATCACCGCAGTAGGTTTCGAGGAATGTCCGGACCTCGCCAACGTGCTGGCCACCAGCGGTAATCGTCGGCATAGGTGTATCCATGGTCTGACCGTCGCGGCAGGTTCCGCGCAGCTTCACCAGGTGCGACGCAACTACCGCGTGGTGATCAACAGTAGTGACTGAGTGGGCAGGCTCATCCATACCAACACCCGGCCCCGTGTAATTCCCACCATAGTGCTTCGCCAGGAACGCGCTCACCGTTGCAAACTTATTACCACCAGCAGTGACCGTGCCGAGCGGGTTATTCAGTTGAAGAACACGCGGTTCTTGCCCTGGGCGTTCGCCGTACCCCATCTGGATCAGTGTTGGAGTTACCAGCTGCGACTTACCGCCACCACCTGCAGTAATCGTCGCACTCGGTTCGTCAGCCCTGTGCCCAACACTGGCTCCAAACTGGCGGGCGATGACCGGCGCAACCACGCACGCGCGGGACTGCTTGAGGATTGTATGAGCGGGTTTATCCAGCGGGCGCGGCTTTGCCTGGTACTCACTGCCGCCATTGCCAGCCAGGAACGGTGTCAGGGCGGCCTCAACTACGCCAAGCGCATGCCCATTCCCGCCCGGGCGCGCCGACGTACCAGCGGTGACAGTTGGTACCGGCTCGGTCACTGGCTGCCCGGTGGCCCCGGTGCGGAATTTAGTAAGATGCGGTACCGCCAGTGCGTAGCCATGCTTTTTAGTGATGGTCTGCAATGGCTCTAACAACGATTGCCCGCGGAAACAGTCATAACCTCCTTTCGTCGTGGTGTGGTTACACTTCACGATGAAAGGTGATGCGCTTTCGATAACAAAGCGCTGGATGCCGCGCGCGATACGTTTGAGCGTATTTTCCGCCAGCGGCTTTTTGCGGTCGAAGATGGACCGGGCCGGGATATTCCAGTCAATGCACTCCGCCGCGGTACGCCATGGCGCCAGCTTGCCGCTTTGTACTTCCAGTGATTTTGGATCCCCATGAGTCGCTTCAGGCCAATGAATCTTGCGGCCGTCACAGCGCATGACCATGAAGAAACGCTTTCTGATCGTCGGCGCGCCGTAGTCACATGCGCGCAGCTCCCGATAATCAACCTCATAACCAAGCCCGGCGATCAGCTGTTGCGCCTGCTGGCCGTGCGGCTCAATGGCAAGGAATTCACAAACCTCAGCCAGCGCAGGGTGATTCGCCGCGATCCCCGTCGACAGCATGCCGACAAATGCCTCGAATGTTTCGCCAGCACGCTCAGGATCCGGGCGTAATTCTTCATCCAGCAGCGGGCCCCATGTCTTAAACTCTTCGACGTTCTCCAGCATCATGACGCGGGGACGTACTGCCAGCGCCCAGCGCAGGACAATCCACGCCAGCCCGCGAATCTCTTTCTTAACCGGCTTAGCGCCCTTCGCCTTGGAAAAGTGGCGGCAGTCAGGGCTAAACCAGGCCAGACCGACAGGTTTACCGCTGGTGGCTGCGCTTGGGTCAACGTCAAACACCGACTCGCAATAATGCAGCGTGTCAGGGTGATTCGTCTTATGCATCGCAATAGCGTTTTCGTCGTGGTTGATAGCGATATCCACGCTACGCCCGATCGCCAGTTCAATGCCGGTACTCGCGCCGCCGCCACCAGCAAAGTTATCAACGATAATTTCACGCATTGACGGCCCCCTGCATGCTGTTGAAGAGACCACCAGCGGTCGTGATAATTTCACTCGTCGGCATACGTTCGAGCCACAGCTGGTTGATATTGGCTTTCAGCTTGTTCTGCTGCGAAACAGGTAGAGCGTCAGCCCCTTCAATCTGGTTAAACACCAGTCCAACCTCAAGAGGCCAAACGCGCGATTCGTTTAACGCCTTGTCCTTTGATTCCTGCGTCTCACGGACATGGGCGCGGATCCCCCGAATATTTGACCATTTGGCTTTATCCAGGCTTTCCATGGTCGCGATGAATTCACTGTGGTTAATGCCGTATTCTTTCGCAGACTCAACGGCAACCGTGCGTAACCGCTCTGACATGTCTTGTTTCACGTCATCGCTATCAAAGGGCAATGTTTCCAGCCATGCATTAACACCCACCAGGATGCTCTCGCTGATCAGCTTTTTCGCTCTGTCGATCGTCAGCGGTGAAACATTGGTAAATTCAGGGTTTTCCAGAGAGTCGGCAGCCCAGGTATGACCAAACTTTGACTCGCTGAAGGTGTACTCGTCTTTCTCGCCGAACGCCGCGACAACACAGGCCCAAGCCTCTACACCGCTGGTTTCCAGAATGGCTTTTTGGGTTAATGGCAGTTCTGCCTCTGATTTCTTCGGCACTACCTCAGCGTCCAGCTCTGGCGCCGCATCAGTTTGCGTTCTTCCCACGGCAAATTGGGCCAGCGACATCGCAGCACGGCCTTTGGCCTCCAGGTCGGTGCGGTTGATGTAACTGAAACGCTCACCCCGCCATGTTTTGTCGAAGACCACGATAGCGCCAGCAAAAAATGCGCTGGTGGGCTGCTGCTTTTCGTCTTTCGGCACGAACCATGTAGGAAGATCGAAACCAATTCGGCCACGGATGAATGTGACGTGATCTGCCTCTTCCGGCCACCACGTTTCACTCGTCGCAGACTTAATGAGAAAAACGTACCGACCACCCTTTTCTCGCATGGCCATAGCGTGGTTAATGATGTGGGTCATTCCGGTAACGGCCTGCTTGTCGTGGTACTGAGAGCGGCTGTAAGGCGGGTTGCCAAACCCGGCACCACCGAGTTCTGCCAGCCGCTCTGACCAATCCTGCGTCAGGGCATTATCTTCAGCCGTGTACCATGCTGGGCACTTCGCGTTGCTGTCGTCGGCAAAAAGGTCCAACACCAGAGGGCCGAACATCGCATTGATCCCCCAAAACAACAGATCCGGAGTGCGCCATTGATCACCGACCTCTTTCAACTCGTGTGCTGGTTTTGAACGGAGTTCAGCCAGTGCACGGCAGTATTTATTTTCCATCATCCTCTGAACCCCTCTGGAATCTTGCTATCAACCGGACCGAACTTCATCGGGTCATGTTTCTTTTCACCCCAGCTGTCACGCGGTGGCCGCCCCTTCTTGTCCCAGCGGATCCCGCTTTGCAGATAACCTTCAAATTTTTTCGGACCGAAGAGCGTTTCAGGACGCATGTACTGGTACTGCACGTCATTGCCGTTCCAGTGCTCATGCTTAAGGTCGATCACCAGCTGTAAGTCGCTAACGGTGTAACCTTCACGCAGACGAGCACGGATGTTTTCCAGAGAAGTTTTTGATTTTTGGTATCGTGAGCCACTAACCAGGTTCAGATGATTCAGAACCAGGATGGCGTTATCGGTGATCATCACTTCAGGGTCTGGTTGCGGCGCAACCGGACAAGAAGGTTTTTTAACTGATGGATCAGTAGTTGTATTTACTGACGGATCCCCCCCAGATTCTGACGGGTGAAAACCGCCTTTTTCATCGTTTTTTGATGCCTCAGATTTTGACGCGTCTGTTTTTGAGGCATCAGATTTTGATGCGTCAGAATCTGACAGGTGAGAAAAGGCAGCAGCCTGCAATTTCGCAACATTGAGCTGGTAAACGTTCGATGCATTTCGGTTGCCTTTACGGCGCTGCTGGCGGGTTAACCAACCATCTTTTTCCAGCTGAGATATGGCTGTACGAACCGTGCTCTCACCAGCACCAATCTGGCGCGCGATGGTAGCGATGGAAGGCCAGCTAACCCCTTCATCACTGCTGAAGTCTGCCAGACGCGCCATGATGGCAACGCTGGATAACTTCATGCCTGACGAAGCGCATGCATCCCATACGTAACCGGTTAATTTAGTGCTCATGGTCGTCCTTTAATTCTGTAAATTTACGCTGGAATTGTTCAAGAGGGCTGAAGCACTCATGATCGTACCCTTCGCGAAGGTATATAACGCGCTGTGTATCTGGCTCCCAGCGGACAACTCTGACGGGAACTCCGTAGTGATCTCTGAACCGCCGGTTAACTTCAGCCATTCCTCGCGCCCCTTCTCGTTCATCTGAACAAATGCTTCTACCATCAAGTCTGCTGGCTGGTAGTTGCCTCCATCAGCCGCGTTATTTATGATTTCCACATAGCCGAACTGGGCATCTTTACCCACCAGCGGCAAACATCTGAATTGCTTAGCTGGTCTGAATCGGTTTACACTGTTCATGCGTTAGTTTCTCCACTGATACGACACGCCAAGGCGCCCGGAGCTGCACACTCGCGGGCGTCACCTTTTCTGCCTGTTGAAACGAATACGTCAATCGCCTGATCTGAAACACCAACCCCATAAAGCGCCATAAATCCCAGGAACCCGTGAATCTGGTGGCGGAGCTTCTTACTGAATAATTCTGAAAGCGTTTTGCGCTCTGATGAATCAATTACCCCATCAGCCGCTGCTGCCATCTTGGCATTAGCCAGCTCACCAGATGCTGCTGCCGCTTTCATCTCAATGCTGTACAGCTCAACGTTATCCAGGCTCTCAGCAGTTGGAACATCCACCAGCCATTTCCCTTTTCGGTTCGCCTGGTACTCGGCCAAGTAACAAGAACCAGACAGGTCCTCCATCCGTTCCAGTTCTGCCAAGGTAAAGAACCGACTGCCACACTTCTGGTACAGGTGGTTGTGGAACTGGTCGATAGTCATCCCTAAATCGGAAGCCATACCTAAGCGACCATGCTTGTGTGCCTTACACATCAGGCGGATTGCTGTATTTATGCTGTCTACCATGTTGATTTCCCTCTGGTAGTTAATAATCAACTTAAAGTTGACTATTGTTGTTAGCGGAAGGTATGCCGTCATTTTTGTTCGGATAAATATCAGGTCGTAATTGATGGGGAGTTACTACCCATCCGCCCCATTGGCAGAGTTGAATAACTCTTTCAGAAGGTACTCGGTTCTTTGCAATCCAGTTCGCAACAGATTGAACTGATTGGAATTCAAACCGCCTTGATACCTCTGAAATCGACCCGATCGCCTTCACAGCTTTAGCTGTTACATTCTTGTGTTGAGATGACATGTGTTCTCCTATGACTAAGCCTGCATCAATACTACTTATAGTAGCAATTATTAGCAACTTAAAATAGAAATGACAACTATGCCTTGTGCGCTTAATCTTCTACTTATGGTGGAAAATGCTAAATACAAAGACTTTGCCGAAAGGCTAAACAGGTCTCTCCAAGAGCAATCTATTGGAGTTAAAGAATTGTCAGAGTTCAGTGGTGTCTCGTATGAGATGGCGCGGCGCTACACTCTTGGTACTGCAAAGCCGAGAGATGAGAAGATGATTCGAATTGCAGAAAGACTTGCCGTCTCACCGGCTTATCTTGATTATGGTGTGCCTGTTAATGGTGGCGACGCGCCAGCCAAAGGCACGGTCAGAATAGAGCAATTGGATGTTCATGCTTCAGCCGGTTCCGGATATATAAACCAACCATTCCCTACAATAGTGAGCTCAATAGAGATTCCAGAAGAGAGGATCTTCGAGTTGTTTGGTCGTAGAAGCCTTGATGGCATCGTCATGATAAATGTTGATGGCGATAGCATGATGCCCACGCTTTGCCCAAAGGACCTGCTTTTCATAGACAGCAAGGTTGAACAATTCAGCGGCGACGGCGTTTATGTGTTCAATTTTGAAGACAGTACGTTCGTTAAACGTTTGCAGAAGGTAAAAGGGCGCCGACTGGCAGTTCTTTCAGACAATGAACATTACCCGCCCTTCTTCATAGAGGAGCATGAAATGAATGAACTATACATATTCGGCAAGCTAATCAGATGCTTACCTCTAAAAATGATAGAGTTTGGCTAATAATTAATTCATCAAGAAACCGGCGAAAGCCGGTTTTTTTTACGCCTCCAATTCCTCACCTCATAACACTACACTACTAAAAATTTCATTTTCTACTTTTTGTTGTTGCAATTATCTACTTAAAGTAGCTATAGTCATTGCATCGAAAGCGAACAGGCAGGACGCCCACGAAGTAGCCGCCGGTGGCATATGAATAACCGGATGATTCGCTGACAGAAAACTTAGGTTGGGGGTAGAGGTTTACATGAATCATTTATTCACATGCTCATTTTGCGGAGCAACCGAACTGGGAGCGATAAAGATCGTCGCAAAAGGTGGTAAGGACGAACCTGCCATCTGTTCGGAATGCGTAGTCACATGTGTAGAAAAAATGATCCTGACTAAAAAATCAGAGGCTGAAAAACCAACCTCTGATAACGAAATAATATCAGTCGATAAAAAACTATTTAAAGAGCTTCTTCAGCTTGTCCTCAACCTTCCTGATTTCGGAAGTAAGCTGGCTGCTGTTGACATTGATAGTAGCTCCACATCGACAAGTGAAACTTTTGTTCGACTTGAGCCAAGCGATTTTCTTCTTCGTCTTAGTGCCGCACTTAGGGCATGCGGGTAACGTAATTTCCTGGTTATCAAAAGCGCCCATAAACATCCCTCTTGGTTGTGTGAGAACACCAAGATACCACCGCGCCTGATGTGGTTAAAAGCAGGCTAAAGCAATAACAAGTAACTCCCTGTTCTGGCGGCCCGGTGTTTTCCCGTGTATTTCCGGTAACCGCCAGCCTTTTTCAGGGCACAACAGAAAAGGGCATCACCGGGCGACGGGCTCATAACCCAATCCACCCGGGCAAAAAGAAAGCGGTCTCTGCAAGCCGCCGACCAATGCAGGTGCCCTTCTCTGTTGTGTATGGAGAAACTAACTTTTTAGCGTCTGTGCAGATGCGCTGAGGAACCGAGAATGAATAATCCGTTTTTCAAAAATATGTTGGTGTATCGCATTAGTCGCGATTTCACCATCAACCAGGAAGAGCTGGAACAGCAGCTTGAACTATTTCGCTTCACTCCATGCGGTAGCCAGGATATGGCAAAAACCGGTTGGGTATCACCACTTGGTCAGCTGTCAGATCGCTTGCATCACACTGTCAATAATCAAGTGTTGTTGGTTATTCGCCGGGAAGAAAAAATACTGCCATCTCCTGTCATTACTGAAGAACTGCGCAAGCGTGTGTCGCGTCTGGAATCCGATCAGGGGCGTCGCCTCAAAAAAACTGAGAAAGATTCGCTGCGTGATGAAGTGTTGCACTCCCTGCTTCCTCGGGCGTTCTCCAAAAACTCGACTGTTGGTTTGTGGATCAACGTCACCGACGGTCTGATCATGGTTGATGCAGCCAGCGCTAAACGTGCCGAAGACTCACTGGCCCTGCTTCGTAAAACTCTCGGTTCTCTCCCGGTGGTACCGCTGACTATGGAAACGCCGATCGAACTAACTATGACCGACTGGGTTCGTTCCGGTAGTGCGCCTGCTGGCTTTGGCCTGGGTGATGAAGCCGAACTGAAAGCTATTCTTGAAGATGGCGGTATTGGACGCTTTAAAAAACAGACTCTGGTCAGTGACGAAATTCATGTGCATCTGGAAGCTGGCAAAGTAGTTACAAAGCTGTCTATCGACTGGCAACAGCGCATTCAGTTCGTTCTTTGCGATGACGGCAGCATCAAACGCCTTAAGTTCTCTAATGAGATTACAGAACAAAACGACGATATCGACCGTGAGGATGCGGCTCAGCGGTTCGACGCTGACTTTGTTCTGATGACCGGCGAGCTTATCTCTCTCATTAACGGATTAACAACCTCTCTCGGCGGCGAAGCCAAGCGATAAACACCAGGCAACAATTACCCCCATAAGCATGGGTTGGGTTGCTGCACGCTAAATTCAGCAATTCATTAATTTAATGGCGCGGTGCAGCGCGCCAATATGGAGAAAACCATGAGCTACATTCAGACATTATCCGGCAAACACTTTAATTACCTCGATATCCAACAGGACGATATCGTCATCGAGGATATTGCTACTGCGCTGTCTCATATCTGCCGTTTTGCTGGGCATCTTCCTGAGTTTTACAGCGTCGGCCAGCATAGCGTTTTAACCAGCCATCTCGTTCCGCAGGAGTTTGCCTTAGAAGCACTGCTTCATGATGCCGCCGAAGCCTACCTGCAAGATATTCCCTCACCGCTTAAGCGCCTGTTACCGGATTACCAGGTGATCGAAGCTCGCGTAGACGCTGCTATTCGCCAGAAATTTGGCCTACCGACGGAGCAACACCCAACAGTGAAATATGCCGATCTGGTGATGCTCGCCAGCGAACGCCGCGATTTTGAGATTGACGAAGGTTCCGTGTGGCCATGCCTCGATGGCGTTGTCCCGACGGACCTATTCATCATCAATCCAGTTCGTCCAGGCCAGTCATACGGCATGTTCATAAATCGCTTTAATGAGTTGATGGAGCAGCGTCAATGCGCCGCATGAAGGTAAAAGAACTCGTGGCGGAGGCGTTTGCCTCCGTGGCTGAATTGCCACCAAAGCATGCATCGCTTATGCGCGAAGTCGCTACCAGGCTTGAAGCTACGTTCGCAGCATTAACCGAATCATTGGCGCAACTGGAACAGGAACGTAAAGGTAAAACGCAATGACCGTATTTGAATATCTCCAGGGCCACCCGAACGCCACCAGCGGTGAAATCGCAAGGGCGATGGGTAAAAAGACGCCAGCCGTAGCCAGCGCACTATCTCAGCTTTATGCAACAGGGAGAATTGTTAAGTCTGGCGCACGCGGTGGGATACCGACATACCGCGTCAATGATCTGCCGTTTGGATGCAGCAATAACTTAACGCTGATATTTAACCAGCTTCTGCGAAACGTCCGCAAAGGAGCAGCCCAATGAGCAAATTTACGGCATTACCAGTAGAACGCGACCAATACGGCTACTGGACTCACCCCGTCTATGAGCAATTTTGCGATGGTCGTGAATTTATCTCACCTGATGAGTTCAACGCCTGGCTGGATAAAAACGGCCTCGAATGGACGGTAGTTTACCGGGATGAAGAAGACATCGATCCTGAAGTTGATGGTTACGATATTTCAGCCTGGCAGCCAGAATCGCCAGCCGGTGAAGGTTGGTTTGTCGGTTCAATTCACAACACCGAAGATGGCGCGGTATGCATCTGGTTACGTAACGTTGAAGGCGGTGCAGCATGAGCAAATCATTAAATGCACGCTGTATCCGCCGCTGGGAAGTTGAGTTCAAAGGCCTTTGTGATTCGAAGGTGAGTCCGTGGTGGAATAAGCGCGATCTCCGCGGCTATATCCGTGAATGCGCCCTGACAACTGCTGAATGCATGGTAGAGAGCCTGGCCTATAACAACGCAATGCATGATTTTTTTGCTGAAAACGGCGATGACCGTGGCTGGTCTCCAGAATTCTCAGTTTGGTACGACAGCAGCCGTCGTGAGCAGTACAGGAAAGAAGCACTGAGCTACCTCAATGAAGAGGCCAGCAACGACGAAATAGACGAAGAGATTCAGAACGAGCTGGAGGCCTGGAATGACTAACTGCCCATCAACACCTAAACCTTTTCGCGCTGACGGCGGCGATATAAGCACTGGCCGCCTCAAAGAAATAGCGGACAATCCATACGGTGACGAAGAGAAATGCTGTCTGGCTAAGCGTGTGCTGGCGTCACTTGAAGTGGAGCCTGTGGCGTGGACTGATGCGGATGAATTGCGTGATGTAAAGAATGGAGGCAGCGGCTATCTGTTTGCTATTGGTGGTGAGGCCAATAAATTTGCTGATCCGCACCGCCAACGCCGGTAGTGCCAGAAGAAATGCCAAAAGGTCTGGCTGGTCAGATTGTCAGTCTTCTGGCGCATAACATCGGGGATAAATTTTTGGCACAGAAAATCTGGAACGCCTGCCGCACCGCCATGCATCTGGGTGCCGAAAACACCGAGTCGCGCTGCACCATGCAGCCCGCGTCAGCATTAGATTCTTTGCCCTCAAATGCCGATTCGCGCTGCAGCAACTCTCCGGTGATTCCGGATGGTTGGAAACTGGTACCGATTGTGCCGACGGAGAAGATGGTTATCGAAGGCTTCGAGTCGGAGCCAGACGAATTCTTCAGTAAATCTGAAGTGTGGGAGGCGTATCAGAAAATGAGTGGCTGCGAACAAGCGGCGCATCGGGCCAAGTTATGCTGGGCAGCGATGATCTCAGCAGCACCACAACAGGAGGTGAAGCTGTGACTAAATCAGAATTCCTCCAGAAGGTAGCGGTGCTGGCCGGTGAATGCCATAAGTTGGCCTGTGAGCTGGACATAGGCGATGAACGAATAGAGATGTTCGAGATTTATGAAGTGCTTCGCCGAATCCAGCGGAGTGGTGCAGCCGGTGAAATGCTGGCTGCAACAAACCCTTTACTATCCCCTGGAATACCTGAGGACACTGAATGGGTAAATTTCCATAAAGAGGATGAGGCCTGATGCCTAAGACAATCATCATAACCATCGAAATTGATGTTCCGGATCACGCTACCGATAGCGACATATCAGATTGGGTAGACGTCGAGTACGGGCAGTGTGGTGGACAAAAATTAGATAACCCCTGCCGTGGCGATGCCACTGAAGTAATAAACCATTCATGGAAATTTGAGAGCTAACGATGAACGATTTAATGATTGACCTCGAATCAATGGGGAAAAAGCCAAACGCGCCGATCGTCTCAATTGGTGCCGTCTTTTTTAACCCTCAAACAGGTGAACTTGGCCAAGAATTCTACACGGCCGTCTCGCTTGAAAGCGCAATGGCTCAAGGCGCGGTACCGGATGGAGATACAATTCTTTGGTGGCTAAAACAAAGCCCTGAGGCGCGCTCAGCTATTTGCGTTGATGATGCGATGCCTATCACTGATGCACTGTCGGAACTTAGCCATTTCATTCACCGGCATGCATATAATCTCAAATACATGAAGGTCTGGGGTAACGGGGCCACCTTTGACAATGTGATTCTGCGCGGAGCTTACGAACGCGCCGGACGCATTTGCCCGTGGGAATTTTGGAACGATCATGATGTACGCACGATTGTTACCCTCGGTCGCAGTGTTGGTTTCGATCCGAAGCGTGACATGCCTTTCATTGGCGATGTTCATAACGCCCTGGCTGATGCGCGCCATCAGGCAAAATATGTGTCAGCAATTTGGCAGAAAATTATCCCTGCCACCAGCACCAACGAGTAAACCACTCAGCCCGGGTGCAGCCGGGCTTTATGGAGAAGGAAACCATGGCAAAGCTAATGAAAGCGAGTCTCTGGAGTAAGCGCGAATTTACCAAAGACTCCATTCCTGACAACCGTACAATTAAACGTTGGGTCGAAAACGGATTACTCATGGGAAGGATTGTAGATGGTTCAGTTTTTGTCTATGAAACCGAAAAGTGGGGAGTTGACTCAATTGTTAATCAGGCGGTACGTCAGTTAATAATTGAGGGTTGACCATGGCAGCAAGGCCACGAAAAAAAGAATACCGCCACCTTCCTGATTATCTTTTTTTTGATAAAGATCGTGGCGTGTATAAGTTCACGCTTATAACTGGGAAAAAGAAAACTCTCGGTTCGGATCGAGTAATGGCTATCGCCATCGCCCGAGAATATAACCTGAGGATGCGCCCTGAAAATACACCATCGATAGATTCATTAATTCGGGAATCGGGAGGGCTGAATGGTGAAGCCCACCCGTTTTCTGAACATGTTGATCGCATTATGGAGAGAGCGATCAAAGATGAGCAGCCGTCTAAAAGCACACTTGACGATTGGAATAATGATGCCATCAGGGTTAAAGAATTTTTTAATAACATACCCGCATGCGATATTGAGCTTGAGCACGTAAATGCCTACATACGAAATTACCATTCTGAATCGTCGGCCAATGTTCAGAACCGAAAAGTTAGCTTCCTGAAAAAGCTATTCTCTTATGCTGTTGATGAATCGCTAATGATGGATAACCCTGCAACACGGAAAAAAATGCGGCGTGTCGATAAAAAGGTCCGCCGGCGACTCACTTTGGAACAGTTCTTGGCCATACATGCAGCTGCTGAACCTTGGCTGAAGACTGCAATGGACCTTGCCATACAAACTACGCAAGCGCGCCTGGAAGTTTCCCGGATCCGGTACTCGATCAAGGAACCTCAAGAAGGGGTTTGCGGCTGTGTATGGTTCGATCAGGAGGAGGCTGGCATATTCGGAACGCTTTACATTCACCGGCAAAAAGTGCAGCACAAAGAGGCTTCACACGTCGCTATTCCGATCGGCAGGGCCCTGAAAGAGATCATCGACAACAGCAGAGACAATGTGGCCAGTCCTTATGTTGTTCACCGGCTTCTGGAAAAGAGAAGCAATCCGATAAGTAAGGAAGTTAACCACCCAACACAGGTGGCCCCTGATTATTTGAGCAGGGCATTTTCAGAGCTGCGGGACCGGATAGGTGTAGCGGCAGAATTACCTATCAAAGAAAGGCCAACTTTCCACGAAATTAGAGCGCTGGCGGCTCATATTTTCGAAAGACAAGGTATCGATCCGCAGGCAAGGATGGCCCATAGTGATGCAAAATCGACAAAAATTTATACCCAGAATCATGTTGAATGGGTTGAAGTACCACATGCAGAAATAAAAATGGCATAGAAAAAGGCACCTGATGGTGCCTTGAATAAAGTCTTGAATAAGACACCCGAAGGTGCCTTAAGTGGTTCTCTTAGCAACGAACTAAGAACGCCCACGCCTCATACCCATAATCATGAGCATCAAGGACTTTTGCGGATTTCCCACGTACCTTGCGGTAACGGCAGAAAACCCAACGGAACCCTTTTGGTGCCGCTTTCGAAGCGATAGATTTCAAACTCATTCATGTAACACCTCCTTACCAAGAGAGATTTTTCCCTTGAACATCTTCCCTGAAGGTGTTAGTTTCAGGCTGTCTATTGAAGCTGTTCACGGTGGTGACGCCTCTCGGATTCATCACCTTAAGACCCCTTGCATTGGTTGGCGCCAAGCAGGGGGTTTTTACATTTTGTCTAACTGATATCGTGCGGCCACTAATGATACTCCGCATGCCTCAGCTACATTTTCAGCACTCATACCTTTCAGAACATTGGCATGAATAGCCGGTACTAATAGCTCACCACTGAAACATTTGGCTTGCCACTCACTACTCTCAAAAGGGCGGATTTTTACCCCTGGAGCAGAACGCGCGAAAGCAATGTTCCTGTGCATGAGAAGATGTCCCAGTTCATGTGCGGCAGTCATCCTGTCACGCCCTACCCCATTCAAAGCACCCTCGTAAATGTCTTCACGAAGAATCAATAAATGTTCCTGTGGGTAGGTGAGACCGTGCGTCTCCCCCATTTCCTTCATCCCACCGATATGGAGTTCAAAATCTGGGATCAACTGAGGCAATGCGAACTCAATCACCTCCATAACAGGAAACATCAGACCTGTAATACCGAAGGTGCTCCGCAGAGATCTGACGATAGAACGTATTGATTCGCGGTTCTGCGGGGGTACACGATAATCTTGTCCGCTCAA